TCCTTGGAGCTTATTATTATGAGTTCATGGATTCCCTTCAAAATGGATTAAATGTTAATAACATAGTTGATGTTCTTAAGTCTGTTCTTCATATATCTAGAACAGTATTATTAGATCACTATGTACCTGAACATGTTAAAAATCCAGAAGACTTTATAACATTAGTTATATGGCTTCATGATAACAGGTATAAACAAGTTAACTCAAGTTCTTTGGCCAGATTTCCTGGTCATGTTTCGAAAGAATTTTGGGTTAGCGAGTGCATTAGAGCACGTAAAAGTGTTTTGATGCTTGACTTTAAATATGCTAGTATTTCCGTTAAGAGTCTTATAAATTATCATATTAGACTTTTAGATAATATGTATGATTTATTTGTTAACGTTGTTAACGAATCTAGAGACCCTCCATTTGTTATTGGTATACATGGAGAGTCCCAAAGTGGGAAAACTAGTTTTGTAGCTAAAGTCTTATCACAAGTTATTCAGCGAGAGCTAGGAATATCTTGTGATGATATCAATTCAGGTTTTAAAATTTTGAATGGAGCTGATCAGTATTTATCTTCTTATCAGCAAAATTCAGATCACGTTGTGCTATTTGATGAAATAGGCGCTTATAAAAATTGCGAAAGACAAACACAAAATGTTATCCAAAATTCGTTTTTGGAAATGTTATCTGGTGGTACTTTCGTTTTAAATAGTGCTGATTTAGAATCTAAAGGTAAACGTGAATTTAAACCTAAAGGAATTATAATTGCTTCAAATATGGCTGATTTTGGTTTTGATAAAATCGTCAACCATCTTGATGCAGTTTGGAATAGATTCGATATGGTCATTGTCATATATATTAAAAGAGAGTTTGCTCTTTTAAATGAAAATGGTGATCCTATCGGTGGAATTGATGTCAATAAACTTAAAGAATTCAGACAACAATTCCGTGAGGAGTATTCTTTAACCAATCCTGGAGAAAATCCTGAAAGAGATTCTAGATGGTATCCTCAGGAATTTGGTTTAAGGAAGAAAGAAAAGTCTGGATTTGGAAATGTTGGAAACAGATTCGGTTTAATTGAATTGATTGAACATGTTAAAGATCTAATGAAAGTTCATCGTGAAAAACTATTAGATTTTAATGATATTAATAAAACAACTTTCTATGATCCAACTTCTGGTTTTGAAGAAGATTTTGATTTCGGAGTTCATTCTGAATCTCAAAGCTCTCTTCCATTGATTGTTGAAGTTTTAATATTGTACTTTAATATGTTTTTACTCGGATTTTTCAAATTCTTATATCTCTTTTTCCCATCTTATGAATTTGTAACTAGACGAGTAATTAAATATCAAATAAAGGTTAGATTTGTTTCTAATTGTCGAAAAGCAATGATGAAAATGAAAGCTCAATCGCAAGATTCGTTAAATGCTTTTAGAAATATTGTTGCTTCAGACGTGTATTTTTCTGAAATCAGAAAATACATATTACCTTTAGGTATTCTAACTGGGTTGATTATTATTTTTAAGAAAATATCTAAGACTAAAAATAAAACGATCTCCCCAAAATCTGTTTCCTCTGAACAAGACAATATTTATTGTAGTACAGCAGGGAATTTTGTTTCTCGAGAAAATAAGGAAGCATTAGATTTATCTGGAAGAATACCTTCAAGGTATATTGGAGAAGATAATGATATTTGGAATTTAGCTAATAAGAATAATCCACAATATGGAAAAGCTTGTTGCACTCCCATTGAAATAATTAAGCAATACTGTAAACGTAATACGTTTTTAGTAGAAGCAAATTATAATGGTAAGGTAGCTAGCTGTCAAATTCTTAATATAGATTCTGATTATTATATTGCTCCAATGCATTTTGGTGATTTTGCTAAGAATGAAAAATGTGTTATTCGCGTATATCAGATCATTTATTGTCAAGAAGACAGTGGTATATATAAGAAAGCTCATATGATTGTTGAGCTATCTTCTAATGCCTTTGATCTTATTCCAATGAAAAATGATCTGTGTTTGCTGAGAATAACTCAATTATCTGCAG